CCCCTCGACAACCATATCGATGAATCAGGTGCGATGTAGTAATAAATCCGCTCAGGTCACTATTCCATGCCACGGAATATCCTTCTGTATCGCCAATGTAGAAATACGACAGCCATATACCGGCATCCAACATCTGAACACGGATTTTTTTCCTTCCTCCCCATGCAGGTACGACAGCGAGAGGTTCGTTTATATAGTCCAATTTCCATTCCGTCTTGTTGACATTCGTTGATTCCACGTCCAGACCAGAGTAGATGAGATAGCCAAACTCGTCATACTCAACCGTTCTCGGCACCTCGCCAAAAACATACTCTTGACCATCCATCTCCACCCTCAGTTTCTCCATCGGCTCGTACCGGTCGAGAGTGGAGATATTCAAAAACGATAGCGTGATACTACCGCTTTTTACGAAAACTCCGTATGCCCCCGAATCTGGCTTATACGGGAGATCAAAACCGTCAATATACAATCTGTCGCCTATCTTCACCCAGACTTTCCCGTTCCAAACGCTCACGGTCATTGTGACTGTCTGCCCTTTTAACCCTACGAGCTGATCGCTCATCCAAGCATAAGTCAGTTCCTCCCATCCGCCGTTCCCGTCCTCGTAAATAATCGAAACCCGATTCATTGAGTAATCCAAAACCGCGATATATCCTTGATTTCCGTTCCCTTCTTCGGTGGCAAGAAACCGCACGCCACCATACGGATAAGTGCCAGAAACCGCAATGTCGGCTCGCACCTGAATGTTGCAACTGAACTTCTTATGCAGCACAAGCTGATTAGAGTATCCAACATTCACAGTCGCCCTTACCACTCCATCAGCTCCAAGCCGCCATACTCCATCCGAAAATCCAATCGTCCGCACTCCCTTTTCATCCGTACAGACGTTTCGGTCTCCTAGCTTTCCTACATGAGGACCGCTATTATATGCTTGCTGAATGCCCATATAATACGCTTCTCGCTTCACGTCATAGTAACCTTGCTGACTAATCGCCTCTTGAACATCAGCGCGATTCAAGTAATGGCTGAATGTATCCTCGAAAATGATTGCCGGACGGGGCGCTCGCCTTAAAACCTCGCCCGTTAACGTGAATTTTTCCGGCAGATCGGCAGTCACTTTTTCAATGTTGCCTTGTTCATCCATTTCCCCTCGCTTCATAAATGGGGCGATAAACGCATTAAACTCAACCTCTCCGCCCAAAAAGTTCTGCTTAAAATCCTTGCAGACTACAAATCCCCAAATATATCCGCTGCTCGGCAGGATCTCCAACACATTCTGCGTGGAAAAATTAAACTCTCCTATTTCTAGCCACGCATACTTATCAACATAAAACGGCCACCACTCCACAAGGTTATTCCCACCGATAACCAGAGCTTGGCCGTTCAATTTCGCATTTATTTCGTTGTTCACGAACGCATTGAAGTGAACCAACGCTATCAGCTTGTATTTTCCCGCCTGAGCCACGTTAAAGTCGAATCGAATATATCCATCCTTGCCAATCTCATCATTGGCTCTGACGCATGAATTAGAGCCAGAATCGTAAAGATAAACCGCACGATTTGCTCGCTTTGCAGACGGAAACGTCGTGTCTTTTCCAAGATATTCAGCAGGAATCAGAACGCCGTTCGTCTTGTAGATTTCCGATACATTCCCGCTAGTCTCGCTCGGTTCATTTAAAATAGCTTGAATTCCTGTGAATTCAGGCTGTTGGCTCTTGAAATAGCTTGTTATGATTGGTTTTCCACCATAAGTTATTCGGTTCACCGTGCCTTTGCCGGTGTCCGTGCTCATTGACGCATCAAACCGGTCGTACAAATGAGGATAGGTGATCTCATAGCCTGACTCCTCATCGTGCCACCCAACGAACGGAAGCCAGTCTTGCTTATGCCAGACCCAACGGTTTCCGTCTTGGTGGTTATGAACGTACATCCCGTTCTGCCACATCACCAACTGTTTATACGTCACGGTTCGTCCTGGCTGCTTATTATCGAGTCCCCATCTTCGTCCATATCCGGCGTTCCCTACCCATGTGGCTTCGACGGGCAACGAATTTTTAACATGTTCTAATACCTGTTCTAACCACCAAATAGGCGTAGATGGACCCGGTGCTGAACCAGCATATGAAAAGTCATACGTCATGACCTGGAACTCATCAATCGCCCGATTTCCGTTCTTATCCTTGGCCGAAGCTAGCGTTTTATAATCGTGCCACGAATAGTAGTTAGGGTTAAAATCGCCTGTCATGGCATATAGATTCACTCGCAACCCTAGTCCCAACGGGATACAGACCTCATTTTTCATTCGGACTAAAAAGTCCCGGAATTTTATCTCATCGCCTTCCCGGTGATAAGCTCTCTCGAAGTCAATTTCTATATCTTTAATCATCGGAAACCGCGCGATATATTGTTCAGCAACTTTCTTTGTTTCGCTTATGCAGACATCCCATTTTGCCACATCATCTAAAAAGCTATCGACCTTGGATTCACCGTCACCCTGCATATTGATTAACTGAATGGAATACCGGATATGCGGATATGTTTCCATAAGATACTGTAGACTGTTTTTTACCCAACGCACAACCTCGCCGTTTTCATTCAAAACCTTCGTACCTATCCGGTTATTGTTTTCGTCTCTTGTCTCCGTAGTATAGTCATAAATCGACCCATCAGGATTAACGCCAAAATCGTGAAGCCCAAAAGCTGTGATTTTCTCATGATACCTCTCAAACATAATGAACATGTCTTTCCGAGCGTCTGCCCACGTATGAATGGCCTCTGGATCTTTTATCACCCATTGACCATTCACCTTCTCCATGTACCGATTAAATTCAGCATTCGTAGGGGCATTTAAACTCCACGATAAAAAATTCAAAATTTCACCCCCGTCACCCACTGCGAAAACTCAACGAATCCGTAATACCCTATCCCCATATCTTTCATAATTTCAAGGACTTGGCCGCTCTCTCCGACAGTGATAGGAGATAATTTGTAAAACTCAATCCGAATTCTCGTAGATCCCCATGGCAACAGCATAAACCGTTGCCGATTCTTAAAGGTGTATTTATCGTCCCCTGTCCAACTAAACCCCACGGGGAACGACTGAACCCCAAGAGGCACTGCCTTCCCATTCACTCTCGCTATATGCTTAGATGAAAGCAGCTCGATTTTATCCCCGGCCTTGCCGGCTCCGAAACAAAACTCCCTCGTATAGCGACGATTTAATGGGTGACTCGCCAGTTCCTCTATGTCATAAGTGGAACCATCACCCTCAATAAAAGCCCCATAGTTCGTCGAAATACGCAAAAAATCATAGTCATCTTTCGGAAAAATCGTTATGTCTACGCCGGTTGGAAGCAAATCCACACGATAATCCTCGTGATACACATTCGGGATCACCATGACTGCGTGACCCCTGTTGGCAAAGTTAAAAAAGCGATTCCTGACATTCTCGAATTTCCTTGGCTCCTGCTTCAAATACACGTTCTGATAACCACTCACGGCATTGTGACTCTCATCAATGCTGAACCTCTTGAGGTTAAAAAACTCCCTCGTATTCGGCACGTAGCCAGTGATCTGGCCGCCTTCTTGCAACTGCAAGTCTGTAACCCGAATCTCTCCTCGAATCAACCCCTCGGCAGCGAACTTCAAATCAATACTTTTCACCTTTTTGTCTTTGTGATAGTGCCGAATCGTCTTCAAATACCGGGTGAATTTGTCTTTATCCATCGTGCGACCACCTGATTTCGGAGGGGTGGTAGCTCCAGTTTGTAGCTACCCGTCCGCCTTGGAGCATTAAGTCCGTGATGTTCACCTCGCCTTGTTTCACATCATTACAAACAAGCGTCACTTTCACGGACTGAACACTCTTTGACGTGTCCTTTATTTCCACGACCTTGTTGTAAGTCTGGAAAGACTTCATCGATCACCCTCCCTCCGATTCAATCAGTGAAATAAATACAGGCTCATCCTCCGTGCCATCCTCGTATTTGATCGTCACATAAACACCTACCCGGCCATTGGGACCTAACGCGATATTTTCCGCAGAAGCCCGGAAACTGATCGTATATTCTTCCCTGTGTGCCGGGAAAACCTCTTGAGACATTTCTTTAGTCACCCCGGCCTCTCCTACGGCCTTGAAAGAGGCATTCCCGCTATAACCATTCACGGGGTCAATTTCCCAACCGTTGTTCGTCCAGTAGGCAAATCCATCGTCTGCCCTCGAGTTCAACAAATAGTTGAACACGCTCAAATTCAATAAATCCTGCCGGTCTACCGTATCTTCCGATTCAAGAATAGGAGCCGATTCCTGAACGCCTGTCAGTAAATCAGATAGTGTCGGCTGTGGACGCTCAAGCTCTACTTCTGACTCCCACGGCCTCTTGATGTTGTATTTCCACCGGACGATGCGCTTTTTCTCGTTGATGCCCAATTCTTTGTCATACACGAATACGTTATCACCAAGCGCGAATTCCTCATGGCTCAACCCTGACAGTCTCGACAAAACGGCAATTTTCATCACGTATGAAGCAGTCGGGCGCGACAGGATGTTCAAAGCATATACACCACGCTCGTAAAGGTGGAACGGGTTGGTGAAACGCTCGTCTTTCGCCACAAGCACTCGTTTCTTGGTCGTATATTGATAGTTTTCGATGTACGGCAATCCTTGAGGGTGGGCGTCTTCAATCGTCATGTTGTCCTTCCCATACAGGTACAGCTTCGTCACGAGGTCTTTTGTGCTTTGATATACTTCGATTTCCTTCATGTTTTTCCGATAGACGATAGACGCTCCTGAATCTCTTCCTACCGGTAGCAATAAATCCACCGTATTATCGCCTGTGTTGAACCATAGCTCACCATTAAAGATGCTAGGAAGCTCCCTCAAGGCTTTTAGCCGGTTTGTCAATCTTTCTTCTAATTCAAGATTTCGGCGTCCGGTCACTTCCACACGCCCAACTGACCACTCCGTCCCGTCTAAAATGTCCGCCATGATTTGTGCTGCTGTAGCGTTTTCCCACTTCCACACTTTCATCGGCTCGGTAGATTGCAGGTCATACCATGTCGCTTCGCAATACACAGCGAGTTCAAGCCGTCCTCCGGCTCTCACTTTTGAGACTTCTCGGATGAAATAACGCTGATTTACGACCTCGACGATGTTTTCATTTTGGATGTACTCCCGTTTTGGATCGTTGAAAGGCAAGGAAAACGTCAGTATATCTATGCTGCCGATTTCCTGCTCCAAAATCGGATCATCGGCGTTTTCCAATACGCCGAGTCGGTTGCCATCTTGGTCATACACGACAAGCAAGGCATTTGCCAGGCGGTTATACAACGGTTGCTGTCGTTGTGGCGATTGGCTGTTGTAGCGAATTTTCCCGAGGCTGTTATATCGTCCGACTCCTAAACGGTTGTATTTTAGCATACACGTCACCTCACGCCACGACTAGCCAAGGCGAGCAATAGGAGGCTCGTTGGAACAATGCTCCGCTCTCCGGGAACGTGGAGGGCATATCGCCAAAAGAAATATCTGTTGCCCGATAGCCGCCATAAAAGTTATGAGGGTTCGGTCGTTCAGCCAAATCTTGCAGGAACGTTTGGGCATTGAATTTCACGATAGGAATGGCACTGACTTGGTTCAGTCCGTCATAATACGCCGTTG